GGTGGGATATTATTTAATGTGTAATATGCTTCTTTTGAATAATTTGGATCAGTATATAATCTTAAATATCCTCCAGGAACCATATTTGTGTCTATTTTTAATATTGTAAAATTTAAATCTCCAGTTCTTTGATACATTTGAGGAGCTAATTTTTCCATTCCCCTAATAGATCTTCCTAAATAAACTCTATCAGGATGATATGATGCTTTTGATCTTGATTTAGGTACTAACCCTATATTTAAAATTTTATTAACATTTTGTGTAGGAGTAATATGATATAAAATAGAAGGAATATTTTCAACTACTTCTTCATCAAATTTAGCTTCAAATCTAATTTTAGATAAATCTTCATTATATTTATTTTCTTCCCATTTTCCTTTATATAAAGGAGTAGTTATATAAGAAGGAAACCATCCTAAATTATTAATATATTTTAAAAATTTATTTAAAGTGTTTTTATTAATTTGATGAAATGTTACTTCAAATGTATTATTATCTCTTTGATATTCAAATCCAAAATCAAAAGAAGATTTAAGAAGATTTATAGTTTTACCAATATTAGTAGTTTTGATTAAACCTTCTTTAAGATTTAATTGATACTCTTCTTTATATGTTTCTAATAATATGTCTAATAATTTCATAATTTATTAATATATAAGATTATGTTTTAGTTTACGGGGTTGATATTCATCAACCGATAAAAACTCATATGATTCTCTTGGTTGCCATTTTTCAAATAGTTCATCCATTCCTTCAATAATTCGTTGAGACATTACTTCAGAGGTAAATCCTGCTTCTTGGCTTGAGGCCCATTGCCTTCCTTCTTCACCTATTTGTTCTCTTTGTTCTTTACTCATTTTATATAGTTGTTCAATCTGTAAAGCAGCATCTTCAAATCTACATCTATCATCAAATATATAAGGAGTAGGCACAGAGCCAACTAAAGATAAATTAGATGGAAAAACTGGTAGAGCCCATTTCCCATGCTTTTTAAAAGTACCTCTATGATTGGAAGGTATTTGATGGGATGGATTAAACCAATTCCCTTCATTATCTACAAATCTCATCTGATCTTGCATTCCACCTGTTACATTAGCAATAAATGGAGTACCTGTTAGTAATGATTCAGTTAATGCTAATCCCCATCCTTCATTAGTTGATAATAAAATTGTACCATCAGCAATATTATAGAGGTAGTTAATGTGTTTAGCGTCTAAACGTTGAGCAGAAATCAAAACATTGTTTATACCTTCTTCACAAAAATAATCAATTACAGCAGGTAAATCTGTACCATTTTCATCTATTGGGTTTGTATGAAGAACTAAAGCACATTTGGTGGCTTCTTCTTTTGGTAAACTATCAGTAAACAATTTCCATGCTAAAATTGTATCAGGAATATTTTTACGTCTAACATTCCTAGAATTAAATAATAAAGTAAAATCATATGTTTTACCATTAAATAGTTGTTGACTAAATGATTTTAACTCATTATATTCTGTGTGGTCTTTTTTGATTGGATAAAATGTTTTGGGATCAAGACCATGAGGAACATATTTAATGACTTTTTTGTCTGCTTTTTTATCTAACACAATTTGGTTAATAAGGGATGTTTGTTTTGATATACCAAATAAAGCATCACATGATTCATAAAACTCGGTGTTGTAGGCTGGGAGAGGTGGACTGTCCCAGATATTCAAATACACAATTGGTATATTTTTTCTAATCTCATTTTCCATTTCAAACACCCAATTAAAGTATCTAGGATCTGTAATTAAAAATAAAGCATCAGGCTTTTCTAATTCAATGATCCGACGAAGTAAATACGGGTCACCGTATCCATCAGTTGGATATAAAATAACACTAGCATCAGTAACACCTGTTTTATTGCTAGTATCCTGACTTAAATCCATTCTTTTTCCAGCATCAGGGTGTTTTATAGCTCCTGCTAATTGAACCCAATTGTATCGATGACAGGTATTGATAACCATTTCTCGGGCTATGTGAGCCACTCCAGAATGCACTCTTATGTCATCAGTAAGTAAAAGAATTTTCTTCCTTTCATCTTTTGGTAAATAACCTTTTATCATAATTTATGTTTTTGAATTGTTTTACGAAACTCGTCATCATTAATATATAAACTCATAGTTCGTTCTACAAGCTTTTGTATATTAAATTTATGTTTAAAACTAAGAATTTTAAACTCTTCTAATATATCTTTGTTAATATAAGCACTTGTTAATTTTTTACCTTCATTTTTTAGCATAACATCATTTATTATACGTATATACCTTTTCCGCAAAGTTTAGTATTCTTTGAAAAAGGGCAAAATCTGCAGTTAGAAGGTGATGGTTTTGGATCAGGTAAAGGTTCTTGATGAAAACATTCTTTTATAAAAGAACTGAATGATTGTGATACTTTTTTCATTTTAATTTTACCTGATGAAGGAGAAAATTCTTGAATTCGACTTATATGGAATTTAGGATCAACAGGTAATTTTCTCTTTAAAATAAAGTATTTAACACTAATTTTATCCTCAGGAACTTTATATTGTTCAGAATAATATTTTTTATATAATACAACTTGAGATGGTTTGAGTTCATCCTTTTTTTCATAATCAGACCAACCTCTAGTACTTGTTTTAATATCAATGATTTCATGAGTTTGGGTTGGTTCATGATATAAAACAATATCAAGATGACCTTGATATATTACAAAATCTATACTTGGGTCAGGAATAATATGAATAGGAACTTCACATCCTACAAGATGATAACCTCGTTTTGAAAAATATTTAGTTTTATTTTTCTTAAAATAATCTAAGATGTTTACTCCATCTTCATAAAACTCACCCATTTCCTCTGCTGAGGAAAAATGTTTGTTATTATTTTTCTTGTATTTTTCTTTATATAACTCCCTATATCGGTTTTCAAACATTCCAATAATATCTTCCCTGTCTGCAGCTGCTGTACTAACATTATACATTACTGTTAAATAATATTGAATGGCTTCATGTATAGCAGTTCCAAATACATTATGGATATTATCCGTGAATACCTTATGTTTTTCTTTATACTGAAGATACCATCTTAGAGGACAGGTCTTGTATATAGAAAACTGTGAATATGAAACTAATTTTTGATACCGCCAGTCAATTTCAGGAGCATGATATTCAACAATATGTTTTATCTCACTTGGTACTTTGTTTTTCTTTGCCAACTTTAGTTAGTTTTTTGATTTCTTTTTCATCTACTCCTAATTCCTCTAATATCTCCTTTATAACCTCAGTGGGTAATATATTTAAATAATTATAAGCTTCTCTTAATGATACTTGATAATATAATGAAATATAATCTGCTAGACTGGATGAAGGACTTTCTGTTTGATCTTTAATGTATTTAGCAAATATACTCTTTTTAGGGAGTAATTCTCTATAAATTTCATACACTTGTTTTTTATCCTTAATGTCTAATCCTTGAATATAGTTTACAGTCTCAACATACGGTTGATGCATGCTTATGAAACGATGTATCATAAATGTGTTAAAACTATTCCAGGTTTCTTCATCAAATGAATCAGATGAGGATTTAACTACAGTTATTTCCTTCATCCAGTCAAACACAGATTTTGGTTGTTTCATTAATTGTTTTTAATCAGATTTTTGTTATACTCGGTCATTTCTTCTCTTAGTTCCTTAGGAAGCATTTCAATTACTACTTCTCCTGTTTCAATGTCAAACATAACAGGAATTGGTAAAATAGCGTCTTCTTGTGAACCGATAACAAACTTTGAAACTTTACGAAGGATAGCACCTTCTTGAAATACACGTCTACCAGTTGATGATTCAATTGGAGTTGTGTTTGATAAATCAATGTTTGGTTGGGGTTGTCCATTTGGATTCATATATATAAAATTTAATTGGTTACTTTAATTCAATAATCTGACTGATTAGAGCTGCTGTATTAATTTCTTTATCAAGTGAGAAATTAGCTTTATATGAAGCTTCATTAACTAAAACAGCCACTGAACCTTCCTTGTCTTTTAAATACTTAGAGGAATTATCATATAATGATTTAAATAGCTCAGTGTAATCAGAAACATCAGAATTTGCTAATATTTGTCTAATTGTATTGAATTTAGGCTTAGGTTGAGATAATTCCTCCAATATTAATTCAATGTAATTTTGATTTGATTTTAGATTAATATTAACTACTAACTTTCCTGTAGTACTACATTTTTGTAATGTATTAATAGTTCGTCTTAAATCAGGATAACATTTTTTAACAATCTCAGCAACTCCTTCTAACTCATATTCAATACCTTCATTTTCTAATATACGGACAATATGTTGGGCAATTATCGTTTTAGATGGTGGAACAAGCGCGTATTCTGTAAGTCTACTACGAAGCGGGTCAATTAGTCGTTCTGGGTAGTTTCCTGTTAAAATAAACCGAGTTTTAGCACTATATGTTTCAATCATATTTAATAACAGTACTTGACTGGCTTGGAGAACATGAGTACAATTATGGGTTAGGATTTCCTTTTCCCCTATAAAAAAATTATGATTTTTGCTAACAGTTAAATCATATACTTTTTTATTTTCAGATAATTTTGTAACCTTAGTTATTTTTAATTTTTTCATTTTACTCCTTTAAGTAATTTATTATAATATAATAAATATTTTTCTGTTTGACAAACATTTTTATTTAAATAATTCATAATATTATATTCATTTATCCATATAAATTTGTAGTTATTATTTATACACCACTGAATACCACCGTCCATTTTTTCAACTTGGGCTAAATATTGTCTTTTAGGTTTTAGTTCATATATAATTTTATTTTTATTATCTATAAAATCTGGGATATAAATTTTATATTCATTTTTTAATTTATATTTTATTCTAAGAGACTCGTATTCTAGATATTGATTAGATATAAAAAAACAAACTTCCCAAGAACTTCTAAAATAATATTGATTATTATTAATATCAATTTGTATTCTTCTTTTGGTTCTATAATTATTCTGTGGAGTAAAGGTTCCATTAAGGATGTTTAATTTTTGAGAGTCTGAGGATTTTTTTGCTATTATTCTTTTTTGTTCTTCTGTACGATTTTCAATCCAAGAATAATCTATATTTTTCCTTCCTTCTTTTAAGTTTTTCATCCATTGTTTTTTTCTTAATAGATCATTATTAAGATTTTTATGTCCCTCTAATCTTTTATTTTTATTTTTATCTAAAATATCAGCATGTATTCTATTATAATCTTCTTTAGTTAATTTTGAACTATATTTAAAAAATAAATGGTTTTGAGGATGAGGAGTTTTTGAAGATTTTATACGTATATCATCTACTTCTAATAAAGTTCCTGTATAAGAACATAATGGGACTAAATTATTTTTAATAAAAGTTTTATATATAATATTATTAATTGTTTCTCTATTGAAAAAACATCTTAAATGATTAGCTATTTTATTATAATCATACCATTTATCATCAACAGGAGATAAAAATTTTTCATTAGTATGATCTATTTTTATATTATCAATAATTTTATTTAAATCATAATAAATAATATGTACATATTTTTTGGGATAAACATATTTATATTCTGATTTATTTAAATGTTTTTTTAGATTTGTTAATAATAAATTTCTATTAGAAAATATATCATTAGTAATAATATTAACCCAAGGATAATTATATGTTTCAAGTGATTTTTTTATTTCTTCTAAATTTTTCATAATATTGTTTTATTATATATATTATGAATCTTATAAAGAATAGTAAAAATGAGTACCCTCGATATCCTATATTGAAATAATGTATCCTTTTTCAATAATTTCTTTAGTTGTGACTACTGATAATTCTTCTTTATCATCATCTATATACCATTTATGATCCTCAGTACATATAATTTTTTCTCCATTTTCAAACTCTAATTCAAAACATTCTCTTTCACCTTTATAAAATAATTCAAACGGCATCCATTGGATTTCATTAGTAGACTCATTATATGATTTTACTAAATCATTTTTATCATCTAAATCTTTAATGGGGATTTGTTTGATTTCTCCTTTCCTTATAACAGTTACTAATGTATGTTCATCTAAACATTCATCCATTATTACTATTTTAAGTGGTTTGAATGAGGCACTAGATGCAAATCCTCCAATTTTTTCTCTAATAACATCCATAGATCTTTCATCTGTGGCATTAATATAAAGTAAATCACAGTCAATACCTTTAGCTATTAATTTTGCTAATGTGGTTTTACCTGAGCCGGCCCTTCCCGCAAAAAGCAAATGAGGGATATCTTGTTTATCAATGTAAGTCTGAAAAATATTTTTAATTTCACCTGAGGTAATATAGTTGTCTAGAATATCAGGCCTATATTTCTCGTTCCAAATAGTATGTTTATGTTTCATAATGTAATTAAGATAATAAAACTTTTTGTGTTAGCCAAATTACATCATACCCATCATTGGATTGAAATCATCCTCTTTTTTAGTATCTGGTTCTTCTGCTATTACTGATTCTGTTAATAAAATAGTACCTGCAATTGATGAAGCATTTTCTAGAGAATTTCTTGTCACTTTCATAGGATCAATAATACCAACCTCTCTCATATTAACAATAGTTTCAGTTTTTAAATCAAAACCAAACCAAGGTTCTAAACCTGCTATTCCTTTTTCACCAATCTGAGAGTCAATAGGATAAATTTCTCTATCTGAATAGCCAGCATTGTTAAGAATTTGATAGAATGGTTTACCACATGCTGAATAAACTAAGGTTTTTCCTGTATTAAAATCTGTACCATCAACTTTTTCCCATGATATATTTTCTCTTGCAAATAATAATGCAACCCCACCTCCAGGAACAATACCTTCTTCAAGTGCTGCTTTTGTGGCATGTAAAGCATCATCTACTCGATCTTTTTTCTCTTTCATTTCAGTTTCAGTATTTCCACCAACATGAATAATAGAAACACCTCCTACAAATTTAGCTAAACGTTCTTGAAGTTTTTCAATTTCAAACGGCATATGAGAGGCTTCAATTTGTGATTGGAGTTCCTCTACTCGTTGATTAATTAGATCCTCAGAACCTTTACCATCAATAATAGTAGTAGTTTCCTTAGTTACTGTTACTAGTCGTGATTGACCAAACCAATCCCAATTGAACTTGTCTAATTTCATTCCTTTATCTTTAGAATAAACCTGACCTCCAGTTAAAACGGCAATATCCTCTAATACTAATTTTCTTCTATCACCAAATTCAGGTGCTTTAACTGCTGCTATTTTTAATACACCGCGAGCTTTATTTACAATTAATGTAGCTAAAGCCTCACCTTCAATATCTTCAGCAATAATTAAAAGAGGACGATTAGTGTTAGATACACCTTCTAAAATAGGTAATAATTCTTTAACTTGAGTGAATTTAGCGTCAGCAATCAAGATATATGGATTTTCTAAAGTACAAGCCATTGTGTTGTTGTTTGTAACGAAGAAATGTGACTTATATCCTCTATCAAATTGCATCCCTTCTACTGTCTCAAGGTATGTGTCTCCTGTTTTAGATTCTTCAATATGTACAACTCCATCTTTACCTACTTTTTCCATTGCAGTGGCAATTAAACGACCTACTTCCTCATCATTATTTGCTGAGATAGTTGCAATTTGTTCAAGTTGTTTTTCAGAAGAGATATCTTCTGAAATTTGTTCACGCAGACCTTGGATTACCTGTTTTACTCCAGCATCAATCCCCCTCTTAATTTCAACAGCGTTTCCTCCTCTATTTACGTGTTCTAAACCTTGAATGACAATTTCTCTAGCTAATAATGTTGAAGTAGTTGTACCATCACCTGCATTATCCGCGGTTTTGATGGAGGCTTGTTTTAACATTTTAGCTCCCATGTTTTCAATAACATCTGGTAGTTCAACAGATCTTGCTACTGTTACACCATCTTTTGTACTTAGGATTTGTCCTTCCTTTTCATATACAACATTTCGACCATGTGGACCTAATGTACATACAACTGTGTCTGCTAAGGTGTTAATACCCCTAACTAAACTTTCACGTGATTCGTGACCTAATTTAATAATTTTTGCCATATTTATTTATTATTTATTTTACATAGAACTCCATTTTCTGGACCGATCCAAAATTCTTCTCCTTCAAATTCAAATTTAGTGAATCCCATTGTTGGTAGAATTACTTTGTCTCCTGGTTTAACTACAGTTGGTATAAACCCAACTCCGGCAACTACCATTCCCGGTCCTACATTAATTACTTCAGCTACTTTGTTTTTTTCATTCCCTAAGTCAGGAACAACAATGTTGCCAAAAGTGGTTTCTTCAATTTCGATAGGTTTAACTATCAAAGCATTGTATAAAGCTTCTAATTTCATACTCCGATGTTTAAAATTTGTTTAAGATTATTATATTTATTATTGTATTCCTCTAAATATTCTTTAATAGAATCATATTGGGGTTTTAGATTTGCTTTAAGTTCTGATACTTTTTTCAAAGCACCTCCTAAAGCAGAATAGTGACCTATCATTTTATCTGTGGATTTTCCATTACTTGACAATTCAAGTACTGTGTAGCTATGTTCATCCTTAGAGATATAATAAGGTGAAATAGCAGGATCACTAATAATTGATACTTTTTTCTTCTCTCTTTTCTTTCTGTCCATAACAAGGGATTTATTTATAACGGGTTTAATTATATGTATGTTAGTATAATAAAAATAATTTATAGATTAATTCTCCTAATTCTTGGGCTTCAACCATCATAAGTTTATTATCACGATTTTTTATCCTACCCTCATAGTAATCATCATCTACTATCCAAAAATCAATCTTAATGTAAGCCACATTACTTATTTAATTAATTTTTCAAATTGACCTTTCCAGTAATTAAGCAATGGTACACCGGCAAATAGTGTCATAAAAATAATCATAAGAAACTGAACCCAGAAAGACTGACGATCATAAATGTTGCTACCTAGTAGTGACACTGAGATGATTGATACCATCATTGTAAGGTAGGTAAGTAGTAAAATTAGTAGTTTTTTCATGTTTATTTATTTAATTGGTGTTTTCTTAAAACTGATGATTTAACCCATAATACAATTCCAATACTGCATCTTGCTCCTCTGGAGTCAATGTATCAGCTAATTCAACCATCTGATCTACTAGATCGTGATCTGCTTCTCCAAATTGTTCAATTTGCTGATTTGCTAATCGCTGCAATTGAATCACTTTTTCTACTTTTTCGATGTTCATAACCTGTTGTTTTAATTATACATAAATATACGAATAATACTCCAGGTAGCCAAACTAGATGTCCGCTTTCTTCAAAATAAAGTATTCAGAAGTAACATCATCATACACAAATTCTAACTTCATTAATCCTTGAGTGTTAATTTTCATTGACATATAATTAAATGATTTGTTGGCATTTAATATGGTTTTAAATAAATCTGAATCAAATGTTAGTAGTTCAGAAATAATTATATGTGGTGTATTAGTTTCTAAGGGGATATCATAGGTTATTTTATTTGAGTAGTCATTTTCACCTCCAAATATAAATTTTAAAATACCATTTCCATATAAATTTTTATCATCTTGAATACCCATAGTATTATCATTAGTGATAGAGTTTTTAGCTTTAATTAAATTATTGACATAATTTTTGTCTAGTTTTAATTCAATATCATATGTATCTGGTTCATTAACATCAGGTGTTGAAGGAGCCATCATAGGGTCAGTTAAAGCATAAGTGACATTAAATGTTTCATCTGAAATGTAAAGTTTAGTAAATACTTTTCCACTTTTAGATAAATTTAAATTAATGTTTTTATCCATAACTCCTATTAATTTACTTAATTGAGTTGTATTATATATAACAGCATTACTATTTTCTAACATAAAGGATGAACATTTAACTTCTCCTGCCATATCACGGTTTGGAGATATAAATCTAATAGATAGTTGATGATCTTGAACATTCCATTGTACTGCTTCACATAAACCACCTAAATGGTATTTTTCAATAATACTTTCTAATTTTATTCGTTCCATATTTAGTTAAAGTTAAAAAATTTTGATTGTATTGGATTTAAATTTAATTTCCATCCTAAGTCATTATAGATGGATTCTAGTTTATTCTTCATTATTGATTCAAAGATAATACCTCTATCAATATATTTTTCAATAAATTCCTGAATTTCTGGAGGGTCATTATATCCATTACATCCCATGACATTCAGACGATACGGATTTGGTTTTAGATAAGCTATATACATTTTATCTCCTATCCTAAATTCAGGATATTTTTTATTTAATTTTTTAAATCTTAAAAGATCATTATAAATAATAGCAGATCTGCTATTAATAGGAGTACGAGGTAATAATTTAGAGAATATTTCTCCTGCTAATGGAGGTCGCTCAATATAATCTTCAATTTTTTTAACACCTGTAGGTTTAAGTAATTTATTGTAAGATATATTTGATAATGAAGTTTTAAATGTAATAACGTCTTTATCTATATCTATTTTAGACTTACCAAATAGAATAGACTTTAATATATTTTCACCAAATTCTCTAAAATAAGGTGGGAAATTAGATTTCATAATATCTAGTCCCATCATTATTATATCATCTTTTCTTATACCTTCTTGATCTATTAAATGCTGAGCGTATCTTCTTTTACCAGCCCAATATGCTTTTTTAATTATATACTCAGGTTTTAAATCAAAGAAATGATCATCTGAGTTTAAGAGATTTTTCGCTAAAACTGATTGGTATTTATTTAGTTTATCTCCTATATCCTGTTGGTATTGTTTAGTAATAGGTAGTACTTCTTCAGTATTTGTTAAATCTATATCAGGATGATTTTTCTTTATAATAGGTTCTATTGTTATAAAGAGACTATCTGTATCACTTGCTACTATATATTTATTCAAATTTTGGATGTCAAATTTCATGGGATAATATATTTTTTATATTATTAAAATTAATATATGAAATTCTGATTAAAGGAATATTATTTTCTTTACAGAATTTATTTTTTATTTGATCATTTTCTTGTGTTTTCTTTAAACTTATATCACCTCCGAAAAAATCTACTGGTTTTGAATGTAATTCACCATCATATTCTATGCAAAGATTTTTAGATGGGATAAAAAAATCAAAAGGCAACATTCGTTTATTTTTACATCCAGGAAATGTTTTTTGGGCTTCATAGGTTATGTTATTTTCTATAAGAAATTTTTCGATTTCATTTTCCCCTTTACTTTGTTTACATTTCGGGCATCTCTGACCTGATAGATGATTTGATATCTGTTGGGTAAACCAACCATGTTTGGGACATTTTATTTCAAAATTACCATCAAAATAACCTTTATATGTTTCCCAATTATATTCATACCCGGTATTTAGATTGTTTATTTGTTTCATTAAACTAGGTATGGTGCGTTTTTTTCTTCCACATGGGTTACATTTAGGACAGCCTTGTTTTTTATGGATATGATTGGACCAAGAGTTATTAAAAATATGTTTACATGTTTTGCATATTATATCATAATTATCTGTGAATTTTATATTAGTTATTAATGAATAATCATATTTACAGTCATGAATTTTATTAGCTCTGTTTATTTTTTCCTCATATGAATGATTAAAACCTTTGCATTTAGGGCACCCTGAGTTCTTTGTTATATGATTATCTAATGTAGCATTCCAAACCCCATGTTTAGGGCATATTATATTATATTTATCCATTACTCCAGTATATGATGTAATCAATGAATAATCATATTTGTAATCATGGGCTTTATTAGCTTTATCTATTATAATTTCTAATTTAAGTTTTGATGGCATAGTTCCGTATTTTGAGTTTAAATGCTTTATACGGTTATATATATTACATGATGTAATCTTTTTCAATCATCTCATTAGCATATTTAATAGTTTCCATAATAAATCTTTGTCCTGTTGTAGTAATTGATGACGAACATATTTTATAACCATCAGTAAAACGCCATGAATTGATAGCAAATGTACCGTAAACACTATTAAGTAGAATTTTTATGCTATGTTGTTTCCGCTCATATAATTGTCCTGTTTCTTTATCTCCATTTTTATAAGCTTGTTTCATTAAAAATTTATATTCTTTCCTTAACTCAAACCAATCAGATAAAATCTCGGCTACTATACTTTTTCTATCAGAATCATATATTGTCCCATTTGCTGATATAATACATTTATTTTCTTTTATTAGATTAAATAGTTTTTTAACTGTTGTTTTTCCTTCTGTTATTGTGTATGTTTTTTTATTAAATCTTTCAATAGTAAGAATTTCATTAGGATCCATCTCTTGTAATTCTATTAAGCTACACCAGGTATTATAATTTTGATTTGGAATTTTAATCCTTCCTATGAGAGTTTCAATACTTAAATTAAGAGAGCGTATAATACTAGGATATAGACTGCTGTAGTCAAAATCACTTAACCAATTATATACTCCAGGAGTAATATCTAATAAATATCCTCCAGCGTATGAATCTTTTTTCTTAACTGTTTTAAGATTTCGTTGAATATATTGATTGGATAGGGTTTTAATAACAACATTATGTTTTTCAATTGAGTAAATATAACCCTCAACTGTGGGAGTAC